GATAAGTCTACCTCCAAATTCTGCTAATACAGAACTGGTGATAGATTTAGACTCAGATATAACTAAATTAAGTTTGTTATACATAGCTCTCATTCTATGGCCAGCTTTGACATCAACTACTATGTCATCGCCTAAAATGCGATAGAATTGAGGCTTGCAATAACGAGCAAGTACATGGTGAGCTAGTGCGAATAAACCAAAGCTAGGGTAGTTACCTAGCGGTTGTCCGTGCGCCCACGAGATCACACCTCTGCCTCCTGGCATTTCCCAGCTGCCACGGCTAATTGAGTTCAATAATTCAATATCGGCCGGAGCAGCCCCTAGTTCTTCAATTATTGCTAATTGAATATCTAGAGGGAAACGATCAGTAGCAGAGGATAGATCTATACTCATTAATTCAGTGTCATTCGTACGAAGGAATTCTTGTACATCGTTTACAGCTTTTTCTTGATTAAAAGTACAGTCCTCAGGAATTGTTTCCAATTTCTGATATATGGATGTACCCAATCTTGATAAAAGCAATTGGAACACCGGGTACGGATTTGCCACAGACCTCAATTTATAGCCTGGTTCTTGAATAAATCCAATTCTTCCGACAATAGACTCAACACCATCATATCCTGGGTGATCAGTGAAATGTTGTGAGACAGTATTTACTCTGTCCTCCCCATCTGTATTAGCAGATGGCAACGGTTCACATCTCACCTTGTGATATATGTTGATGATGTCCTTGTCTAAGTCTTGGTAATTTTCTTTTATCCAAGCCTGAGCTAACGGGTGTGAAACGCTTCTTTCAAACGCTTCATAACCGTTGTCATGTGACACGACCTTGTTATAGTACTGAATATCGAATGCATCAGATGCATCGATTTCAGATATAACGTAAGGCACTCGTACTTTTCGTCCAGTCCATCTTTCTACTTTATGAAAGTGGCCCGGCCGCAGTGTTCCAAAGGAAACCCTAGCCTGGGCTCTTAACATTTTTAAGAGTCCGATTGAAGTGCTAGGGCCTACTGTAGTGACGGCTGCTGAAAACTTTTCCAATTGAGCTTTCGTCAGATCTTTGGATACATATTGAGTGTATACCATAAGAGCTGATAGCGCTTTTTGGGGTTTCTTCATGGAGAAGACACGTTTAAAAACGCCTTTCGGTCCACCTTGGTGGTGCCTAATCCATGAGTCTCTATCAAAGATTTCAGATTTTCCAGCTAACTTATTTACATAAGCAACCTTCAAAGCTTTCAATCTTTGAATAGTCCACTCTTCTCCATTGTTTCTAATCCATTTAGAAACCTGGTTGAGTATGACTAGTGTTTGCTGTTGTGATAAACCTACAGCCCTTAAACGTTTACAGGCGATGTTTTTATG